TCCTCTACTGCTGCGCAAGCGGGTACAGCTAACACTGGTGGTGGAGGTGGTGGCGGAGGCTTTGCGGGAAGTTACAATGGTGGTGATGGTGGCAGTGGTTTAGTTTGTATGACCTCTGAATATCAAGCAATATCAACCTCAGGTAATCCAACTACAAGTACCTACACTTCAGGTGGCACCACATATTACAGATACTTTTTTGCAGGCTCTGGTAGCATAACATTTTAAATATTATAACTTTTATACGCAAAATTTTGTATCGCTGAATATGGTCAAATTTAAGTGATTTTATATGTAGTGCTACCAATGTGGCCACAAACCACACCTGTATCTGCCCAGACCTCAAATCCCTTACTACGAGCCTTGGCGCAAAAATCCCAGTCTTCGCTTACTGTGTTTTTGTGATCTAATGCAACATGATATTCAAATGCAGGTTGTCCCACACTCTCGAATACATGGCGTTTTACTAAAACACATCCAAAACCACATGCCCCTATTTTAACTAGTTGCTTATTTTTTATTTCTTGCCACGATACATTCCCGCCATGCTCGGCGTATATTTCCAAAATCTGATCTTCCTTTCTTTGTCTGTATATACCACTGACAATGTCTAAGTCATGGTTCAGAAATTTTTGTAATACATCATTATCAAATGTAATGTCTGAATCCACACTAAACAGATAATCATAATTTCCTTTTATTACCCAATCTGCAATTAAGTTTCTGATTTGATCCACACGATACCCATAAAAATATTGGAAATCTATCTCAACATTGTCGTTTACTATTTGGTCGTAAATACTTTTGAATGTATCAACTTCAATGTTTCTGGCAGTGGGTATAGCTATTAATACTCGTTTTTTAGCACTAGCATACACTTTGGGTTTGTCCAACCATTCTACTCCATGATTAAGCACATAGTTTGCATTTTTAGTTTGTTCTTCTGGGTTGACCTTGTAGTCGTTATCGCTATGAGCATCATTGTAGACGTACCATAGATCAGGAACACAAACTACTTTGTCAGGATGCGCAGCCTCCAACGCAGCGTAAAACAGTGCAGTATCGCCACCTGCTTTGAGCCAGTGGCCATTGTCATCCTGATATGTGCTATCCTTGTATATATGTAACATACGTGCTCTGAATGTTCTCAAGTGTGTATAGGGCATATTCCATGCAAAACGATGAGATCTATAATGTTTGTTTTGCTGTATGTTTGGAGGATAGGGCTGTGCTATCAGAGGAATTCCATCTACTAAACTCCAGCAACTTCCATAACTAAATTCACAATCTGCGTGGTATAGATTGTTTATCTTTTGGAAAATTTCAGAATCCGGATAAAGCCAATCATCGCCATCAACTAGTATTACTATGTTTTCAGGATCAAGTTTGTTTATTAGTTCCACTTGATTTCTTACAGCACCTAAATTTTCCTGATTGTCGTATACTTTTAAGTTACAATCGGGTCTGTGTATCTTTAGTATGTTATCTATGATTGCCAGAGGACTATCTGTGCTAGCGTCATTGATCAGATGTATTGTATAATTGTCATAGTCCTGTGCAAAAATACTTTTTAAACACAGGGGCAAAAATTTAGTTGCGTTATAGAAAGGTATCACAACATCAATGTGCTGTTGTTTTTGTCTGGCCACTGGATTATGATGTGGATTGGTAAATCTGGTGCCAAAAATTTGTTTTACCCTTTGATTAATCTCACTTGCTCTTTGATATTCAGTTTTAGATAGATAATCGAATTTAAGTTCTGCACAAAAATGTTGTTTCCATTGCAGTGCTACTGTATCCCATGTATTGATGCCTGCTAATTGGTTGCATGCATATTGTTTTTGTTGATGTAAGTATGTATTATTGTAAGCTTCGATAGTTAAATTTACAAATCTGTCCTCCTGATCAGCACCCACGATGTTGGGAAATAATCCATTTGCTTGTATGGCATAGGGAGTCTTCCAGCATGCTTGATCTATGGCAATCTCTTCCAGAGCACCAAAAATATTACATATAACTGGAGTATTATAACTCAGTGCTTCTAACACACTGATCCCATATGTTTCTGGGAATTCGCCAGGGTATAACATAAAATTGGATCGTCTCATCCACATTGCAACTTCTGGTGGTGTAACAATGCCAGTAAAATGTATATCTAAATCAGGATTATTTTCAGCGTGAAATTTTAAATTTTCATATGTTTGCTGCTGTTCGTCCATGGCATCATCGTCACCAAATTTATAGTATCCTCCCAGAATCGCCAACTTTGCTTCTGGCAATTGTTCTTTAACCCTGGGCCAGATACGTTCCACTAAACTTCGCATGCCCTTGGTAACGCTGCTATTAAAAACAAATAAATTGGGATCCTTTGTAGTTACATCCACCCATTCGTCGCCATATTTTGTGATAGCGTTTCTGGTCTGAAAAATATATTTTTTCATGACTTCAAAGTTTCTTCGTTTGCCATGATCACAGTTTGTGATGTAGGCAGTATGGAAATCGCTCAGCGTAAATACTTTATGAATTAGACCGTCCAAGCACATGCCCTCTATCAAATCGTCGCCGTCGCAAAAAGTATCATGCATCCATAAAACACGATATCTACTAGCCATGGAAACATTTTCGAAGTCTGGCATAACAGTAAATGTTTTAAAGCGGTCTTTAATAGCATTGGGCGCAAAGGGTGCGACGGTTCGACTAGAAATCATAACATCAAACCCTTCTGGGTAGTTAATAATGTCCGATAATGGTATGTATGCTACATCATGATATACTCCAGGGTTGCAATCATCCCTGGTACAATCATTAAATACTTTTACATCATAGCCTAGTTGTGCTAATTCTCTGCTAATTTGAATAACGGCACTTTCTGAACCGCCCAGCCCCCTGCGATTAAGGGTATCACCATCATATGGCAAGCCAAAAATGTCTATAAAAGCAATAGATTTCATATTGTTACTTACTGATTTATTGTCTACAAATAGTATTTTTACGGTTTAGGCATAAATAAGACTACATACAGCAACACAGACTCTACCAACACAGGAAACAGGAGAGCGTGTAAATGGAAGAAGCATTAGGCATCATAGCCGAAGTAGGATTTCCCATAGCCATCAGTTTAGTAGCTGGTGTGTTTATATTTGTAGCCGTTAATCATATTCTTAACGGTATTCTGGATCAGCTTAAATTTCTAAATAACATACTTAAAGGTATGGAAAATCGTGTGAGCACCATGAATAATGACACCATAAGAATAGATGTCACTGTTTGCAATGTATTGGGTATCAGACCAGATATAAATCGCGTTGCCAGATCCAAGGGCAAAGATGATGCGAGGAACGACTGATGCCTAAACCTAAATTGTACTTGGATTATGTTTTTAAATTGGAAGAGGATGGGTCTGTATCCATTCCTGATCTTGATAAAACTGAAATAGCATTCATGGAAATCGATCAGGGTATGTTGTTTGAAGCAGAAATAGATTCTGAAAAAAATATTTTAAGATTTAGGAGAAAACCATAATGGATCCGCAGGGTGTAGCCAGCGCAATTGCCGATTATGGATTCCCTATTGTTAGCAGTGGACTATTGCTATATCTGGTTTATTTTATATGGAAATTTATCACAGAACAAATAGAACCACTTATTGAAGAAATACATGGCACTAGCATAAGACTTATTGATAAAGTCCGTATGCTTGATAATGATAACATCAGATTGCAACAGAAGTTGGACACAGTTATAGAAATCAGGGAGGCCGAGCATGTCAAGCGTAGTATGGACAGTATTGCTAATATTAACGACGATAAGCAGTAGTCATGCCACAGAAATAGTTCATAGATTTAAAAATCCCAGCTTTAGTGGCGTGGGGACAAGTAGTCATTATCTGACTATTGAAAATCAGGAAAAATCTCGCAAAGATAAAATAAAAGAAGAAATAGATGCAGAGTTGCAACGCATAGAGCGTGAGTCAGAAAACACAACACTTGCTAAATTTTTGAGAAACTTAGAGAGTCGAATCTATAGTCAACTTAGCAAACAGTTAGTGGAGCAAATGTTTGGCAATGAGGAGGGGGCCCAAGCCGGCAGTTTTTTTGTTGAGGGCAATACTGTGTCCTATGAAAAAACATTGGGCGCAGATGGTCAGGAAGTTATTATCATGACTATTGTTGCCGAGGACGGTAGTATTACAACAATTGAGATACCCATTGGTGTCGGTAATCTGGGGGGATAATGAAAATTGTTCTGCCCATAATTATGGCACTTATTACTGGCTGTGCTACTTCCATTTCCAATGAAAAGATGGTAACTGATTGGTGTTTTGATTATACCATGGAATGTGTGGAAGCACCAGAGCAGGTGGAATTACCTACTTATCAATCTCTGAGAGAATTACCGCCTGCTGAAGTAATGCCAGTAGTAGCTGTTTACCAGTTTGCTGATCTTACTGGACAAAGAAAAGAGTCAGAAAATATTGCATTATTCAGCAGTGCAGTAACACAAGGTGCGCATAATTTATTAATAGACAGTCTCAAAGCTGCTGGTGCGGGTGATACAGGTAATGGCACATGGTTTAGGGTTGTCGAAAGAGGCATAGGACTGGATAATTTAGTAAGAGAAAGACAAATCATAAGATCCACTAGGCAGGAACACAACGAAGGTGGACCCATGGAACCTTTGTTGTTCGCTGGAATAATCCTTGAGGGAGGCATCGTGGGTTATGACAGCAACATAGAGACTGGTGGCGATGGCGCCAGGTGGATGGGTATTGGTGGAGTAACAAGTTATAGAAGAGATAGTGTTACAGTTAGCCTCAGGGCTATCAGTACACTAACAGGGGAAGTATTAATTAATGTTCAAACCCAAAAAAGCATACTTAGTGTGGGTGCGGGCATGGATGTATTCAGATTCCTTGACATGGACACACAGTTACTGGAGTTAGAAACTGGTATCAGTTTTAATGAAAGTACAACATGGGCCGTGAGAGCTGCTATCGAATCAGCAGTCTTGGCTATGATTGAACAAGGGGATGTCAGGGGATTTTGGAAAATAGATAGATCTACTAATACTGAAGATTTCAGTAATTTTAATATAGATCTTTACGAGGAGGAAATATAATGAAGTACATTTTTTGGTTTTTTGCATTATCTGCAAGCATGGCTTTTGGTCAGGGCGCATCAGATAATGAAATTTTAATTACTCAGACCGGTGATAATCTTACCCTCACCATCGATCAAGATGGCTATGGTAATAAAATATCAGGAGATTCGTCACAGGGGTCAGATTTAACGCTTAGTGGTAGTACTATGCAATTAAATATTGACCAAATTGGTAATAGTAATAAACTTTTTGGTAGCGTTACTTCTAATAGTAGCACATATAATATTACTTTTACTGGTGATAGCAATGTGTTTGATTGGTTAATAGGTGACATAGGTTCCACCGATTCATCAACATTTGATATCGATGTTACTGGTGATAGCAACACCTGGGATATCGATCAGGGTAGTGCTACTAGTGCTGAAAGACTGGATTTGGATTTAACCTTAATTGGAAGTAGCAATGATTTTAATATTGATATAGAAGTCGATGATGCTGTTTGGGATTGGGATTTAACTGGAAGCAGTAATGATATCCTCACAAGTCAAACTGATGGCGCAAATCATGAAATTAATATGGTTTATGACGGCGACGGCGGTGATATTGATATTATTCAGAGCTCTGGAACATGCGCCACAGGTATTTCTAGTTGTTTCAGTGTAACTACCATGGATGTCACTTCTGATAATGCTACTATCACAATTAACCAGACTGATTAATTTCTGGTTAATTCCCTGTATTGCATTTGCTAACATAGGTGAAGTATCTGAAATTAACGGTGTTCCTGCACAGATTGCCAGAGAATCTGGAGCAGAGCTCCTTGCTGATTTAAAAACTGATATAGAAAGTATGGATCAAGTTGAGACTACTAATGGTAGATTAAAAATATCGTTTGTGGATCAAACTGAAGTAAGTTTAACTGAGCACACTTACTTGGAAATAGACGAGTATGTGTACAATCCTGACCCAGCTAAAAGTCGTATGGCACTTAATTTTGCACAAGGCACTGCTAGATTTGCAACTGGAAAATTGGGATTAGTCCCCAGAGAAAATATCAGTATTAAAACTCCCACTGCTACAATAGGTATCAGGGGAACTGACTTCACTACCACTGTGGATGAACTAGGCAGGAGTTTAGTTATCCTACTTCCAGACGGCGATTGTTTGGACACCAGAAGGTTGGAGGCTGGGTGTGTGCCCAGTGGGGAAATTAGTGTTACAAACATGGGCGGAACTGTTACTCTGGATCAAGCCTATCAGGCAGTAATGGTATCTACTAGCGAAACAGCACCCACAAATCCGGTAGTATTACAAAATATTACTGCAAGCATGATTAACAACATGTTCATCGTGAGTGAACCAAACGAAATAGTTGAGCAACAGGATGTTTACACCGAGAGTATTGACCTTTTGGAATTCGACGATCTAGATAAAGATTTTTTAGAAGAAAATCTCCTAGAGGCAGAGGGTGAAAATAGAATAGAATTTAGTGCATTGGACATAGATTATTTAGATGTGGATTTGTTGCAGGACTTGTTGGAAACCCTGGAGGTAGACATTGGGGCCAATAATAAATTAAATCAGGAGATGTTGAGTGATAGACAAGCATCAGTCAATATAACCGGAACACTTAATCCCGGTTACGATCCAGACACAGGTTATAACACAATCATAGAGCCAAATTATGTATGGTTTTATAGAGATAACAATGGAATAATCAGTCTGAGATTGGATACCGCCGGCCAGTACCAAATCACCACCATACCAGAGGGTAAACAGAGCATCATATGTGTTAATGCATGTGATGGTGGCAATATTATTTTTATCAAACAAGGGGGTGGATAATGAACAGATCAATGACATTATGGGCTACAAGCATTCTACTTATTTTATGGGTTATGGTAACAAAAGCAGACAACACCATTGTCATAGATCAGGCAGGTGACAATTTAACATTAACTGTTACGCAACAAGGACACGATAATACAATTCAAGGCATTGATATCAATAGTAAATTACTTGGTGTGTCTAATAACTTAACATTTTATCAACAAGGACACAGTCATTTATTTGAAGGCAATCTAGACGGTAGTAATAATACACTTGATTTATTCCAAGGCAATGATGGAAATGATAACTTCGCTAGAGTGGATGCTACAGGTAATTATAATAATCTTAAAGTCTGGCAAGGTAAACATTTAACAGGTAATCTTGACATAGATGAAACCGGCGGACACGAAGCATATTGGACTGTGGATGGAAATCACAATACTTTAGCAAGTAGTCAAACAGATACTAACAGAGCGTCGGGCGGTACCAATGCAGGACCCCATCATTTAGCAAACATAATAACAGGGGACTATAATAATGTAGACCACAGGCAATTAGGTAAATCAGGACACGACGGCTTTATTGAGATAACAGGTGACAACAATGATGTGACATTATATCAACGTGGAAACGGTGGTGTTAAATGGGCAGATGTTGTCTTAGACGGCGATGACCATAGTGTCGATGTAAATCAACGCGGTGGTAATAACGCATCAGCAAATATAGATTTAACATACGGTACTGGAGCTTACACACTTGACTTAGATCAAAACATGACCACATCTGCAGGCTCCTACAGCATTACAGGTGTATGTTTTAATACAAGTGGTTGTTCAATAACAGTAAACGGTAGCAACTAATGGAATACAGTATTAATTAAAATGAAATTTTTATACAGTATATGGGCAGTGCTGTTTACAATCTGCCTCCTGACATACACAAAAATATCAGATCCTGTTTTTATACAGAGTCTGAGATCACAGACATTTGACAGACTACAATTAACGGACAATGTCAAACACAGCTCAGAAGTTGTGATTGTTAATATAGGCGAACTAAGCCTCAAAGAATGGGGACAATGGCCATGGCCACGACAAAATATCGCTCAATTGATTGCAGAATTGAGGCAATCAGGAGCAGGAATAATTGGATTAAACATAATGTTCCCCGAGCCAGATCGATTCGGGGGAGATCAAATACTACAAAGCTGGATACATCAGAACGGCATCGTATTGAGTCAAACTACCAGCAACCGGGGGTACAAAACAACAGGACCACACATTGGTACTGCAACCATAGGCTCTTCGAAGCCTATGCTATACTTGCCACAGTGGTCCAACCTAATAACTAATATATCAGATCTGGAAGATGTAGCTGCCGGTATAGGCGTGTTAGCCAGTGTTCCACAACCTGACAATCAAACCAGGACCTATCCATTGGCAGTAAATGTATCAGATAACATATACCCAAGTTTTGTGATTGAGATGCTCAGAGTCTACACAGACAAACCCAGTTATATTTTAAAGACCACAGATATAGGTGTGTCTGAATTTGCAGTACCTCCGTTCGAACCAATTTTAACAAACTATGATGGTACAGCATATATCAGGTTTAACAATACATTTGATGAAATAGAGTATGTGCCTGGGAAAAGCTTACCGGATTTGGGTGGGCGTTTTGTTATAGTAGGTGTCAGCGCAGAGGGCATAAGCAACCCAGTACCAACACCCAGGGGCAGTATACTTCCACAGGACATACAGGCCCACATGTTGCAAAATTTTATAGACAATAGTAATATTGTACGAACAAGTATGTTTCCCTTAATGGAACTCATTATTACAATTTTTAGTATGATATTGATAGCTATTGTGGTTTATAAATTACCCATATGGGCAAGTTTGCCAGTAAGTATGATGCTAATGTCAGGTTATGCCTATGGTAGCATTTGGGCATACTCTAATAAACTTTGGTTATTGGACGCAACTTTTCCAGTACTGGCGAGTTTTTTAATTTTTGCTCAATCAAGTTTTAATAACTTTTATGTACAATTTAAACTTCGCGAGCAGATTAAAAAGCAGTTCGAACATTACATAGCACCTGGGTTGGTAAAGCGTTTGCAAAAAAATCCTGAACTTTTAAAGTTAGGTGGTGAAACAAAAACCATGACATACTTATTTTCAGACATCCGGGGATTCACACCCATCTCAGAACAGTACAAGACAGACCCACAAGGTTTAAGTAAACTCATAAACAGATACATGACACCCATGACAGATATTACTTTAGATAACTCAGGAACCATAGACAAATATATAGGGGACGCACTCATGGCAATTTGGGGGGCGCCCCTTGATGTACCTGATCATGCTGATCAGGCTGTTAAAACAGCCCAAGAAATGGAGGTGGCACTAGCCAAACTTAATGAAGAACTCAAGAAAGACGGTTTATTACAACTCAGTGTGGGTATTGGTATTAATACTGGGGATGCTGTGGTTGGCAACATGGGCAGTGACAAAAGGTTTGACTATACTGTTCTAGGTGATAGTGTTAATTTAGCTGCCAGACTGGAAGGACAAACCAAGGAGTACGGCGTTTTTTATATGTTCACAAAGCAAACATTGGATTCCCTACACAATTATAAAACAGAGGAACTTGCCTTTATTGATCGCATATCAGTCAAAGGACAAACTGCTCCGGTTGACATATATACCCTGGTTAGTGTAGACTATGCTTTAGCAATCAATAGTGTTACACATGCGTACCAGAATTTGTCCTGGAGTGTTAGTAAACAAAACCTCAGACATCTAAGAAAATATAACACAGTGCTCACAGATCTATATGATCGAAGACTAAATCAACCAGAGCCAGGACCAGATTGGGACGGTGTAGACAGAAAGACAAGTAAGTAAACATATGACAATAAAATTAGGTATCATAGGCCATGGATTTGTGGGAAGTGCAGTATCCAATGGGTTTAAAAAGGATGTTCAAAAACTCATAGTTGATCCGTTGCTCACTGATGTTACTATTGAAACTTGTGTTAAAGATTTTGGTGCTGATGCACTATTTATTTGTGTGCCCACACCAGAAACTGTCTCTGGTGACGTTGATGTTAGCATTGCAAGCAAGGTGCTTTCTGAACTCAGGGACTTAAATTACACCGGTGTTGTAATTATAAAAAGCACAATTACTCCCATCCATTTAACAAAATTTAAGAAAGACAATAGCAATCTAAGATTGGTATATAATCCTGAATTTCTAACAGAAGCAAACTCCAATGCAGACTTTTTAAATCCTAATATGCAAATACTGGGCGGAGACTGGAGTGATTGTGAATATGTTGAACGGCTCTATGTTATCAATAGTAAGGTCAGAGTAGTACCAACCTTTAAGACGGATTTTATAACTGCGAGTTTGCTGAAATACACTATTAATAGTTGGTTAGCTACTAAAGTTGTGTTCTTTAATGAATTGCACGACTTACACACTCGGAGCAAAACTGAGGTTCCCTGGGAGGATTTCCTGGATATGTTAACCAGAGATCCAAGGATAGGCAATACCCATATGCAAGTTCCCGGGCCCGACGGTCAATTTGGATTCGGGGGTCATTGTTTCCCTAAAGATACATCAGCTCTGCTGTATTATGCAAATAAGTTGGGTGTAGATATGAGTATACTGGAAAATGCAGTAAATAAAAATAAAAAGTTCAGGCCCTAGCAATTTCCAGTATGCGTTTAAGTTTTTCTGTACCACCGTTTTTTTCCAGCGTGGAAAAAGTACCTTGGTGTAATGGCTTAGGCCATATGCCAATGTTTACCCAGCTATATCCTGCACTTTCTGAGTTTAGAACTGGCATAAATTCTGTTTCTGTGACATATACGAAGCTATAATAATAAAACTTTTTATTTTGACTTTGGTATATGTCAATGGGATTTAACTTAGTAAGTTCAGGCACGATGCCTATTTCTTCCATTAGCTCACGTTTAATGCATTCATATGGAGTTTCATTGCCTTCCATCATGCCTCCCCAAAAACCCCAGGTATGTTTAAATCGTTTGTTAGAATTTCTCAGCTGAAGTAAACATCTACCAGTGTCTCGCGCAAGAAATACAACACCGGCCGCAGTAATTTTGTTAGGGGAGGAGCCTCCAGAAACCGCCGTTGTAGACTCCTTCATATGAACTGAACCATTTTTCACCATCCCATTTTAACTGCTTGTTAGTATAGTTATTGGTTACAACTTGTGTTTGTGAAGATTCAGAACTGTCAAATGATACAACCCATTCTCCTTGTGCAGAGTATTCAATAATATCATTTGCGTTTGCTTTTACGTTGTTAATGCCCCAATAATCACTTCCTGACCAGGGAGTATCTGCTGTAATTAAATATCTTTGCCCTGTTTGAGCTGCAGGCAAACCATCATCGGGTGCAGCATCATCTGGGTTTATAATTCTATCTATGGCAGTCAGTGTGTTGGACGGTAACGTATCTGCGGCTATATTCCATATTAATTTGCTAGAGTCAAAAGGATGCTCTTTAACGCCTCCCACTATCATTGCTATTTCGTTATCTAAATCATCACTGGTGTTAATTTTAAGCAAACTAGTATCTGTCAGTAGACCGCCCTGTATTTCTAATAAATCACTCCATACCGCAGGACTATAATCTAAATTTAAAAGTTGCGCTTCACTTGCTTCTATTCTTAATCTATAATCGTTGGGGGTTATAATCAATTGTTCTGGTGTCTCAGACACACTTCTAAAGAAATCATAAAACTGACTATCAAAGCCATAATCATCGATGTCGGTATCTGAAAATACATTTGTTACAATTGTTTGAATAATTTGCTGCCTCTTAACTTGCGCTGGTGGATTAATCCATATGGGGACTTCAAAAGTCATGGTAGAAATGTCTATGATTTCATCCACACCCTGAGGTATTGATCTGTTACTCCAATTAACGTCTGTAAGTGTTACTTCAAATATGCTGCTCCAATCCAAGGGATTATTGGTGCTTTGTATTTGTATGCTAGGGTTAAAGATAACCATGAGTTGTTCCAGAATCTGTAATTTTGTATCTGTGTTAGGCGACCAAATATCAACCGTAATAGTAAGGTTGTATGGCACAGGCATGTATCTGTTAACTGTGTAAAGATTTCCTGGACCATTTAAGTATGTGTTTGACTCTCGGTCATATTCTTTTTCTGCTACTTGTACTGTATCTACATTAAAGGGTTCCTGTGTCCTGCTTTGCTCGTACTTTAGGTTTTGTATTGAAACACTTATAAATGGCGTAGAGTTTATGATATTTTCAGAATTGTTGCGCATAATATGTGTGACCATACGACTACTATCTGCATATCTACATGGAACACGATTATAATTCACGCCAGTGTCAGTATACTCCCTAACATGGAAATGACTAAAAATTCTGATTAATTGTATCAGATATCTACGTATCTGCTTGTCATACCACCAATCTAAATTTTCTGATTTGCCGTCTAAGTTATTGTATTTTCCTGCCATTATTATCTCTTTTTCTGTCCAGCACAATGAGCCTTTTGACTAAAGCCTTTGGGTTTACTACAGTCAATCGAACGCTTATATTTGTTTGACCATTTTTCTGTAACTATTTCTGCTATTTTCATATGCTGTAACATCCTCTGCAAACTGCCATCTTTTATCTAAGTACACAACTAATCTTCCTGAATACTCATCTAAAGTATATGTTCTTTCAATTGGATTCTTGGGAAGTTCCTTAACTTTAATTTTATTTGACATTTTCTAACCGCCCCATTAATCTTTCTGCGCGGTTTGTTACCTGTTTATACCATAAACTATCTCTGCCTTCGATTGCGGCTGTCTTCCAGGACGCCTCAAGTATGGCACCATGCATCTTTTTAAATTTACTCAGTCTGGTTCTGCCCATGTTAAACATCATGTTGACCAGTATCTCCTGGACTTCTCCGGGCAACCCGTCAAATGTTCCCGACTCATATAATTCCTGACATTCTGAAATTGCGATGTCAAGATCTTTTTCGAAACACTCTTGTACTCTGTTTTCTGACACTGGCGTTCCTGCTTCCTGTTCTGATTCTGGGTCTGAGTCGAGCACAAGGTGGCCAACACCAAATGTGGGGTAGCCAAGGTGATCGAGATATACTTCATACTCTACTCCCTCGTCGATTTTTAGTTGCTCGTATATTGCTTGTCTGTTCACTGTCTAGTCCTCTAATTTTCTGTTTCTGGGTTTGGTATCTGTTTTGGGCATAACAACTTCACTCATGTTAGTCTTTTCTGGCTCCATGGTTTCATCGCTGTTATGTCTGATATTATCATTGTTAATAAATTGTTTGAGTACACGATTTGCACTTGTCCACTTTTGTCTGGTTTCATCTTCCATTCTTACCCAACGATTACCAGATTTTTGAAACAATCTGTCAGGAATAAAATCTGTTCTGAGAAAATAATCTCCATCTGATACTCCTGACTGTGGAAAAGTATCACCACTGCCTATGATAGTACCACCATGCAAGTTTCCTGTATTGCCATCTCCTTCAAGAGCAATACTCGGTGGTGTTGGTAAACTGGGATCTACAAATAAATGGTCCCTGGTTCTGGTATGTGGCATATTGGGCACATCTATTTCAGCCTGCTCCAGGACTCTGTCCTGAGCTCTGAGCTCAGTTTGATATGTGCTTATTAGATTACGTAAATCTTCAGCTTCCTGTCCAGTGCCCAAAATATCTCTGTATTCCTGGCTATCAGTTATTGTCCCAAGTTTAACTCTCCACAAGTGAGGCCACCATCTGGGATCATAACCTTCTGCTGGACGAGTGCCTTCTTTGACTACCATGAATCTGTTAACAGCATCGTCTTTGCCTAATAGCAAGTCGTCTCTGAGGTGAGGTAACTCCAGGACATCGCCAGGCATCAATTTGCGGCCTAGTGCGCTAACCATGCTTTCTATATGGAAGTTCATAAACATAGTATCGTTAGCTAAAAAAGCACCAAATTGAGTGAGATCAAAACTATCGTTGTCCGCTAGTGCATATGCTCCCCGCATCTCGTATAAATCTTTGCTATATTTGCGATCGCGATTTTCTAAAAACAAAAGATCTTGTATAAAGACTTCTGAGGTATCAATTGCACTACTGGGGTTGGAGGGATCGCCCTCATATGGGGTTTCTGTGATGCCCATATATTTGTGTACAACAACTCCTGTGCCGCCGGCAAAGACATTTTCTCCTACGATTCTGTCTATAAAATCGTAATCATGTGTCTTTGTCTTATTCCATAACGATATGCGTGGCATCTGTTCTCCTTATGTCACTATTTATCGCTTGACAGATCTATAATAACATGTTATCGTGTATAAACACTGGAGATAATCATGGCATTCATAGTATTAACACACACCAACGACGGTGATGCTGTCGTGGATATATATGATAGACGACCAAGTTATGTGGTCATTGACAAATCAAGCGTGATGCTTGAGGTAACGGTAGATAAATCCAGATATAAAAATGTATTTCAGGATATCAAACAAATAGCATCTGCACTCAAGGAGCAGTAATATGGCAAAAGCAAACTTCTCAGTCACAGGCATCAAAACACCTGATTATAAGATCATTAAATCGGACATGAAGCCTGTTAAGATTAACGGCATTGCCAGAGATTATCACAGACTCATGGATGAAGCTTTGTGGTATACTCATTATGAAGTACCTAAAAAGACTCTCAAGGCAGAGTTTATGAAATTTGCTCTGACTGTTGACAAGGTCAAGGCCAAGCAACTTAAAAATGTGCCCGACTATGCTTTTCAGGTGTTTGGTAAGTATGCATACATAGGCAACAAAGGTGCTGAGCTCAGTACTGAGCACACTGAACAAATTACCATGGCAATTGACACACTACTGGAAATGCATCCCCATATCGAGGAGGAACCCCAGGAAGAAAAACCAGTGGGTAAGGTTATTAGCATACAGGAGCGCATGCGTCAGCAGGTATCAGAGCTATGTGGGCAATGGGAAGGTTATCTGGACGACTGGCGTGATGGTGAGTATGATCTTAAAAAGTTTGATCCCTATAAAGAGATGATTTCATACCAGCCAGCTATTAAACCTGCTCATGCTAAAATCATTCAGCAAATGTATGAAGCTGAGTATGCTGAAGCACAGGAGTTAGTGGCCTGGGAGGATGAGGAGATCAAGGAAGCATATATACAGTTTACTGGAAAAGCGCAAGATCGCAAAAACTTCCTGAAATTTTATGAATTAATTATGACTGCTACAAGTACTCTGATAAACACTGGCAAGGCCAACCGCAAGCCCAGATCAAAGAAAGCTCCCAGCAAAGAAAAATTAGTAGCTAAACTAAAGTATAAAGAATCAGATCCCTCCATTGGACTTGCAAGCATAAATCCTGTGGGTATACTGGAAGCCAATGAAATTTGGATTTATAATACTAAAAATCGTAAACTTATCCATGCAGTAGCCGAACCCATGCTTGGCGGTTTGGGAGTAAAAGGTACATCAC